TGGAGGTAGGGGTTACAACGTCTACTACGGCGGAGGCACTTTCGACAACACGCAAGGTCATCCAGGGAGAGTACTGCAGCCTACGCAGAATTCAATCCCTAGTTCTGCTGCAGGTGCGTATCAATTTATGCCTGACACCTGGAAAGGTCTAGGTGGGGGTGCGATGACACCAGAACGTCAAGATCAGTATGCATACCAGCTGGGTCTAGGTCGCGGTGTGGACTTTGATACCGCCCCGATTAATGCTGAAAACGTTGCTCTCCTAGCTCCCGAGTGGGCTTCTCTCCCAACCCTTGAAGGAAAGAGCTACTACGGTCAGCCTGTCAAAAGTCTGGAAGAACTTAGTCAGTTTGCAAACACTGGTCGAGTACAGGAAAAAACACAGCAGGTTACTCAAGAACAAGTACCTACATTGATTAGGGTTATGGAGGGGATACTGAGTCCTTACCGTACCCCTACCCCTGCTTCCGATCAGTCGTCATCAAACATCGACGCTGACCCTGAGTTATTAGCAGCTGCCTTAGCACCTGATCCAGAGCTAACTACACAAGCTCCAAATAACGACACAGCGATAAAAGAACTACAACGAACTCAAGACGCAATCTTAAAGCTGTTAAAACAGAAAAAAGGTTACTCTGAAGAAGTAGCTACTAGAAATGCGCTTCAACAAAGTATTAGCGATGCTTACGCTGCATTCACAGCCGGAAAGAGTGTAATCTAGATATAGATTTAGCTGTTATCCATGCCTGTCGACAAGCCTGCTAGTGGAAGCGGTTCTGGTGGTGGCTCCAGTTCTTCCTCTGTGTATAGCGATATTGGTGGTGCCCTTGGTGGTATCGGTAGCGTTATCGGAGCTTTCAATAGTGGCAGTAGCGGCTCTAGTTACCGAGACCAACTAGAAGAACTTGAGGAGCGCATCCGAAGATCTACGGATGAGCTAGACCGCAGAGCGACAGAGTACGAGAACAAGATTCTTGGTCTGCAAGAACTAAACGATAGGTTTACAGGCCAAACAACTTCGGACGCTGTTGCTGATTACAAGAAGTACTTCGAGGATGTTGCCACTGGACTGACATCGCAATACTCAGACATGCTGCGTAACTTCCGGCCTGATTTGAGTGACTCCACAAGCGGGCTGGCAGACAACATTGCTACTGCACGTGATACCTACAACTTAGGTAGATCAGATGCTTATAAATCGTATGAGGACGTTATCAACACTGATCCTCGTAAGATCTTCCCTAACGCTCTCGATTTCAGCGCAGAAGTTGGCTACAACCAGGCCAATCCTTTGATCACCTATATGAACGATCCAGACGCTGTTTCAATGATGAACTTTGGTAGAGCGCAAGTCAATGACTACACTCGTGCCATGACTGACGGTGCTGGCCCTGGTCAATCACTCATGAATTACGGAGTCTGATGCTCAGGCGGACTTCCGTAGAAAGGAGAGCTGACAGTAAAGTTTTTCGGCGATCTCATCACGTCGAAAAAGAAACTAAGTCAATGCGCTTTGCGGGAGAGATTTTTGGCATCGAAAAGAAAAACAGAGAAGACCGACCAAGCGGTAACCCCCGTGGGCTAGGTTTTGCTGATAAAGATAAGTTTGGTCCTGACGAGAACTGGGATACAAAGGATCCTCTCAACAGTACACTCGACCCAACGTACTATAGAAAGTACTGAACTTCTCTATACTTTCCTCTAAGTTATCTGGAGGAGGGAAATAAAATATAAAGCCAAGTACCTTTGTAGACCTCAATGGCTTAAGGTTTTCGTCATCATTTAAGAGCTTAGGTTTTCTCTTCAAGATACACATAGGAAAGTCCAATCCTATTTTTTGTGTGACTAACAGTGCTACTTCAGTAGATGTTATGAGAGTAATTGCCTGGTGAAACTCTTGTTTAAGCCACTTCTGATAACACAGCTCTAGCCATACTCTCTGAGCAGACTTTTTATATTGCAAGTTTCTTGTAAACAAAGCAGTAGGTTTGGGTTGTTCTCTCTTAAGAAGTAGATCACGAGGTGGAAATAAATATAAATTTTTACAGGTCCAGTCCTGTAGTAACCCGTTGTTTTTCCACGTAAAGTATCTTTTTGCTTGCACAACACTGTTGGCGTGTTCGCTAGAAGCTGGATCTAAATCAATTTGACCGTCAAAGAACGCCGTGGTAGTAGCGACAAGGTCTATGGGAGAAACAAAATCCTTACTGGCAAGCACCATTTACTGGTATCAACCTCATCTGAGCGACAATTTGAGTGCTTTGCATATTTGTCCAGAGGACATCGTAGTAAAAGCACTTTGATCCTCCTTTATTTGTTTTAGTTACGACGTTCTTTACTTCACCTACTCGTAGACCACCAAACTTAGATTTAGCTAATTTTGCTCCTGGTGTGTTTATAAGTATGTTGTGCTTGTTTTCTTGCACAGTATCACCTACTGAAAACTTGGGTTTGGCCTCTCGTTTGTTTCTCTTCCTGCTAGTCATCAGTAAACAAGTCCGTTACTAAGTTGATCAATTGTCTCGTTAATTTGATCTGGATCAATGAGATTGACTGCTATGCCGTCCTCATAAGCCATTGCAACAATCGCTAAGTCAGAGTCTTTTTCTTTTTCGATGACGTTGATCATCTTTTGAAATCCGTCAGCAAAAACATCGTTGCAGTCCTCTTGAGCAAGGGAAAGATCGTTTTCTAAATCTGCTTTAGTCATGTACTTGCTTTTATCTGGTGCTTCAGGATTAAAAACAAGTAGACCCAAGCCCATCGCTTGTTTGTTCTCAAAAAAGAGTCTTGTGATATCAGAAAAGATTGTTCTGAGCACACCTGCCGAGATCATCCGTTCAGATTCGTTTCCACTGAACAGCATTTTGCGTAGATCGTTTACTCTCTTCTCGTCAAACATTTTTAAAACTCTTCCAAGCTGAGTTCAGGATACGTCGAGAATCATAGAGGAACTTGGAACTGTTTCTTTCAGTTGGGTCTGTTCTGCAGAAGTGTATACCTTCAACTAATCCACTGTCCCCTCCTGATGCAACACCTTGATGAATGAGTTTATCTAGAGTCACTGAAGGTACATTAAGTCTGTTGCAGATAGTTCTTTTACTAACAAACGCTGTGGTTTCCTGTTTGTCAGTCTGAGAAATACTTTGCAAAGAAGCATCAATACTCTCTAAAGTATATGAAATCTCTTTGAGTTGTTTTGTGAGTTGAGAAATGTCCATAGTAGAGAAAATAGAATGGAGGACCCCCTAGGCCACCAAGTACTTGGCAACCAGGAGGCTTACGTGAGGGTCAGAAACCACAAAAATGATGCCTCAACCTCCGGTGACTGTCAAGGCGGTTCTTGCTAAACAGTCGCCGTCAGTCTAGTAGATCTCTTGCCTGATCTACAAAATTTGGTGGGTCTTCGATCAGCAATTCAACAAGAGTAGTGAATTTGTCGTCAGACTCAGTAAAAACTGTATCTGTGTTGAGATGCTTCCAGTACTTTAGAGCACTTATGACGTATAGAGTTGACTGCTTAGCTTTATGTATTTTTCGAATCCGCTCGTAAAAATCAATTTCATCAAAAGACTCGTCTGTTAGCTCAGCTATCCTTTTTTCGCATCTTTTTACCTCTATCTGAAGGTCCATATCAGAAAGGGTGTGCTGTAGTGACGAGAGCTTCGCATTGCACTCGTTCATGTTTGCGGGCATTGGGTGATTTTTGTAAACCCAAGGAGGCAGATTCTCGATAACAAAAGCAGACTCCCACTTAACAACGAGCGTGGGCACCTCTCTAAAACTAGTTGTCGAATAGTCCATCAATGATTTTTGAGGAAATAGTTTTGTTGTAGAAACCGTTTATGCAGTACAAGGTGTGTTTTTCAAACACTATCTTTACTACCAAGTCACAAGAAACTAGCTTGTCTAGTTGGTCTCTGGTTGTGTTTTTGGACTGCCCTATAGCGCCCGAGATGTGTTCTAGCTCCGCTGGCTGTATGGACTGTAGCTCATAAATCAGAAAACGCAATTTTTTAATTCTTTTGCTTCTTTTACTGTCCGCTGCACTGATCTGACGGAAAGCTCGACGGAGTGCTCTTCTTGCAGAAAGAGTTGGATCGTTCGAGGAGACATTCCCAGAGAGGACAGCTTCTCGATCAATGTTCGAATGCGCGTATCGAGCTTGCTGCGACGAGTTGGACTTAGACATAGATGGTGTGGATTAAGGCATAAGCTGTTTCTACAGGTGCTAGTAACACAGAAACCTGGGGGAACAGGTTTTCTATAGAAATGCGTATACACAAAGTGACGTGTGCGAATAATAGCGCAAGAGTTGCTTTCTTGAGGATCTTTGATATAGAGCTGGCCACAGTCGTCTGGAAGCTCTAGGTGGTCTTCCCTGTTGATTAGGGACCTGCGAGAGTCAAGCCACGCGGCAAGCCTCTCAGCTTTGGTTGTAGCAGAGTGCAGAGCGTTTTGACAGACATGACAGCCTGCAGAGGCATCCCTAGGAGGATGGCGCTTGACGTGGTCGGAAGGGAGGAAAAAAGGCTCTGATCGACCGCAGAGACAAGTAAAAGAGGAGCCGTTCCGGTACTCGGAAACTCTCCAAAAACCTTGAATTTTCGTGCGAACGACCAAACCTTGCGGCGTGGCATCCAATGAAGGATCCAAAACCCCAAAAAGCCGGGTCAACAGAGTTGTTTTGTCCAAATCACTTTGATTTTCTTGTTCTTGTCTCATGATTCTAGCACACGAAACGCATATAAGTGCATGGTTTGCTCTGGTGCTCACGGGAGTCCGAAACCCCCTTACTCAAACTTTCTATAACAAAGGATTCCTTGACGCAAGTCGCGGCTTCAGGACTTTATATGCGGTCTCAGCTTCGCGACATGGTCAAACCCCTTGTATTTATAAAAATAATTTTAAATATCTATATAAATCTCAGCTCAACGACATTTTGTCAAGAAACCATTTTCTGAAAACTTTTCACCTTAGGGACGCACAAGAACAACACGTGGCTTTGTTGTAATCAGAAATAATCACGATGGGACATAAAAGGTGCTACTCTTCTACAGGACTCTTAGGAGTTACCCAAATATCCTATGCATTCATGTCTTACACAGCTACACAGCATCAACCGGACTCTTTCCGAGGACTTTCAGAGGAGGTTGGCAGACTTATTCCTGAAGACTGTCTGGAAAACGCAAAAAACATAACTCTTGGAGACCTGTTGAGTACTGACATCTCTGTCTCTGAGTGCATTTCCCTCATTGAAAATGTCAGTAAGTACTCCAGGTTTTATGGCGACCTCGACTCTCAAGAAGAGCGTCTTCTTTCTGGTATTAGGGCACTGAAAGACCACATCTCTCCAAGATGCCGCAAAGAAGCGTTTTCTCTCATTCATCAAGTCAAGCAAACCCATAAACATGGTTTTGACAATCCTGAAGTCATTAGGAGAATTCCTGGAAACTCTCCGCCTGTGCAGAAACCTCAGCTTTCTCTGGAGGATGCCAAGGACATCGTTGGTGACTTTGTCGAAGAGCGGCGTCTAGCGAACAGAACTCTAATTTCGTTTGACGAGATCGCCAGTTTTGTGGAGAGTGACTATTTAGAGAACGGTAAGTTTCAGTGGAGCACTGCTGATACTCCTCCAGGCAGAAATAGTAATCCACCGTGGAAAGCGGAGGTGTCTAATGCTCTACAGCAGCTGAAGAGTCAAGAGATTATTCAGTTTCTGCGTAAACACGATAAGTGGCACATCCTTCCTGAGTAGATCTCGTATGGCCCTTCGGGGCTATTTTTTATGACCTTTGCGGTTTTCTTCTTAATTTGTTAAGCTTTGAGCAATTGCATGAGACTCATGGCTTCAACTCATCTGCAAGTTTCTACAGACCTTTCTTGGAGCGCCCTTAAACGCAAGGCTGATCTTCTAGGAGTACCTGCTTGGAAGTTGGCAGAAGAGTTCACTTTTCATGCTCCTAATGGGTCATTAGTGGTAAAAGGTGAAAGCAGCTATAGAAATGAGCTAAACTCAAAATAGGGAGGGCGTTTATTACTGATGCCGGAAAGAAATATTCCTCCGTGTGTAACGCACGGCTCTCTACCTCGTGCTCTGCATGAGGCTAATTTTAACGGCATAGTTACCGTTATTTCATCAATCATCGACACGGTTAGTGGCGTGGGAACAGTTTCTTACTCTCGGTGTCCCTACGGTTATGAAGCTAATTTCGATGGTGTTGTCAGAGCTTTAGAAGACTTAAACACCTCTATATCCGGTATTTCTGGAGGGGGAGGAGGTTCAGCGAATATTGCTCCAGGTTCGGGTATTTATTTCACTGCTTCTGGCAGTACCACAATCATCAATGCATCTGTTGTTTCAGCTTCGGGTCTTTCAATCGGAGCTGGCTCTGGTATTTACCTGACTCAAGGTGGTTCTGTTGTAAACGTCAACTACGACGAGGTGTACGACAACGTAGTTTCAGGTCACTTCCTGGACGAAGGTTCCGTCACTATTACGTATAGCGGTAATAATGTCATTATTAGCGGCACCGATACCCAAGGAGGGGGTGGTGGAGGCACCGTTGTAAGCGGCATATCTGTCACTGTTTCTGGCTCTCCCGGTACTGGTTACGGAACCGGTGATCTGTGGTTCGACGTTAACCAAGGTCGAATGTTTGTTTACGCATCCGGCGGTTCTGTCGCTCAACCGGATTGGTATCAAACCAACGCTGAAGGAATTATTCTTAAGGGCACTACCCCTCCTTCGGGCACAGGAACTAACGCGCCACCTCGCGATGGATCGGCTTTCTTCCACGAACTGGTGGGGTCGATATTTGTGTACGACGCTGCCACCTCTGGTTGGTACGAGTCTGGTCCTCGTCGTTCCTTCGCTTACTCAGCTGCTGCACCTTCTGCTCAAGTCCCTGGAGAGGGTTGGTACGACGATACAGCCAACGCACTCAAAGTATGGAATGGCACTACTTGGGTTGACGCAAATCCTTGATGACAGTTTGTTGTCAGTCGCTAAGCTGACTAGAACTACTGCATACCAATGGCCAAGGCTAAATCGGACGCCTCTAACCACATTTTTTCTAAACCAAAAACCACTGCTATTGGCAATGGTCGTCACTCACGTCCAGAACGTAAAGGCAAGAAGAAATACCGTGGTCAGGGAAAGCGCTAAACTTAAGAATATGGGTTTAGGCAGAGATGGCGATTGCGAGTTTAATTGCTAGCGAAAACATTTCTGCTGGAAACGCGGTCTATGTGACTTCAACCGGTCAGGCTGCACTTGCCGCAGCTGACACAGTTACTAAAGCATCGGTTCTTGGGATCGCAATCGATACGGTAAGCTCTGGGGCCATACTTCGTGTCAACGCTGATGGAGTTTACACTGGTTATTCTGGTCTGACTCCTGGTGAGTTTAGGTTTTTATCTATTATCACTCCTGGTTTACTAATCTCTTCTAGTGAGTTTTTTGCTGAGTTAGCAATTGTCTCTCTAGATGCTTTTTTAACTAATGTAGGCCGCGTAATTACTCCCACAACTTTATCTATTGAGACTGTACCTCCTCAGCTTACTGTTAATCCAAATTCAGTTATCCTTCTGGAATCCAGTTTCGGAATATCGATTGAGGCGTTATTATTAGAAGACGGATCGACTATTGATCTAGAGACCGCATCTGCTTAAATCGCATGGCAAGCCTAAAGATTTCGCAACTTGGTGCGATTACAACGGTTGCGAGCGGTGATTACTTTCCTATTGTCAGAGCTTCTGGTGTAACTAACCAAAGGGTAGATATTGGCGTTTTAGATGTACGTTATGCGCCTAGTTCTAGTGGAGATGTAGCACACGAAGCTCTTGCTTCCGGTAACGCTGCGCTTGTTGATGCCAGTGTAGCTCTGGCTTCAGGTAACGCTGCGCTTGTTGATGCAGCGGCGGCGGAGACTACTGCTAATACCAAGCTCGCTATTTCAGGCGGTATTCTTGACGGTCAGCTCCGTTCCGTTGTCACTGCATTGGGTGCAAACGGAAGCGGCATCCCCGTGGCTTCTGGCAATTACTTTACTGCCACGCTGAGCACCGACTCTACTGTAACGTTTATCAGTCCTTATCCTGCTGGGTCTTATAGTCTTACTTACGAAGTTGAGAACACTGGCGGTACAATCACTTGGGACAGTTCAATTAAATGGCCAGCAGATACGGCTCCGACCCTAACTACAGGCAAGACTCATTTGTTCATGTTCGTTACTGATAATTCTGGCAGTACCTGGCGTGCATCTTCTCTTGTTGACTACACCACTTGATATAAATGGATCCTACTACTCAACGTCTAATGGAAGGTGCTGCTGGTGCAGCAGGTGATCCTATTTATGTTGATGACGTTTTTAGTACGTTTGTGTATCAAGGGAATAATGGGGGTGCAACAATTATTAATGGAATTGACTTATCTGGTGAAGGTGGGCTTGTTTGGTGCAAAAGACGCGACGTTAATCCCGAAAGACATTGTTTATTTGACACTGAAAATGGAATAACACAAACGTTAGCCACTAACGAAGCCACTGCCGCAAGAACTAGAAGTTGGGTGCAATCTTTTAATTCAAATGGGTGGACGATGGACACCTCGGATACTGAATTAAATAACGTTAGCTCCACTTACGCTTCCTGGAGCTTCCGCCGAGCACGTGGATTTTTTACGATAAAAAAATTCTCAGGTACAGGTGCAGCACAAACCATAGACCATGACCTGGGGAATACACCGGGCTTTATACTCGTCAAAGCACTGAATGATGCTCAAAACTGGGCGGTTTTTCACACGTCTCTGGGTGCAACATCTGGTTTGAGCATCAACGACGTTAATGGTAGTGGCACAAGTCCTATTTATTGGAATGACACTGCGCCTACATCTACTCAATTTACAGTAGGCAGTGCTTGGAGCGCATCGGGCAAAAACTACGTAGCTTACCTTTTCGCTAACGATGCTCAATCGTTTGGCACAGACAGGAATGAGGCGATTATTAAATGTGGGAGTTATGCGGGTACAGGAGCCGATAATAATTTTCAAAATTTGGGATTTGAACCCCAGTGGGTACTGATTAAAAAATATGACGGCACTGGCTTCTGGAACATAATTGATAATGTGCGTGGTTGTTATACCCTGTATAACGATTCAGTTCTCAAGGCAGACCAAACTGACGCAGAAACCGATTTGCAATATGTAGACCTAGCAGCGACTGGGTTTAATGTAATGGGCGCTGCTTCGCAGGTGAATCAGGTCGGAAGTAACTATATCTACGTAGCAATCCGCCGTCCTAATAAGCCGCCCGCAGCTGCAACGGAAGTGTTCGATCTAGCGTCATTCGCTAGTGACACCAGTGGCTTCTTGAGTAGCAACACAGTCTTTGGAGATCTGCTTATTAATTTCAACAATCCGGGCAGTGGTAATGTTTACAAATATTGGTATTCTCGTCTGTCAAGTTCTTATCTAGCTGTCGCTATTGGTAATGAAGTAAATAGCACTAGTTTTTTCAATGCGGAAAGAAACGCTGGCTTTTTGCAAACAAGTTTTTGGGGTACTACTCCTTTCATTGACTACACTCTACGCCGTGCTCCCGGCTTCATGGATGTAGTTTGCTACACCGGAACAGGTTCCAGCGTGGGAAACACTGGACAGCAAAACGTAGCTCATAATCTCCAAGCTGTACCAGAGTTGATCATTGTAAAAGGTAGACAATTTTCAAGTGATTTTATTGTTTACAACGCAACCTCTGGACCGGGGAAAAATATGCGACTCAATAGAGCTAATGCAGACATACCTGATACCTACTGTTGGGACAACACAACACCCACTTCAAGCGTGTTTAGGGTTGGTGCTGCATTAAACGGTGATACTAATGTCAGCGGCCAACCTTTTATCGCCTGGCTCTTCGCATCTGTAGACAAAATATCAAAAATAGGTAACTACACAGGAACTGGTGCTGCTGTTGATGTCGACTGTGGGTTTACGGGAGGCTCAAGGTTTGTGATGATCAAGCGCACTGATGTTGCCGGTGAATGGTTTTATTGGGACACAGAACGCGGCATTGGTACCGGCAATGAATCAGCTTATACCATGAACGGAAACCCTGGTACTGCTTTTGCGGGGAATGATTGGCTTGACCCACTAACCGCTGGGTTTACAGTAACAGCAACAGCCCCTATCGAGCTTAACGCTGTAGGAGGTACTTTTATCTTCATAGCGATTGCCTAATCTTCAAAGTAGAATCGAGTTATGGAATTACGTATTCGCGACACTGGTGAGGTAATTACGGAATCTGAATTCCGTTTTCGCCACCCAAACACTTCGTTTCCTAAGGTTATTAGCCGTGAAACGATGGATAATTTCGGCGTGGACCCTGTTTTTGAGGGGCCAGCTGCTGTGTGCACTCCTCCTTACCAGACCAGTGTACGATCCGGCGTCCAGGAGATTAATGGAAACTGGTTTACACGCTACATAGTAGGTCCTGTTTTCACTGATTCTGTTGATGAAAATGGTGTTACAACTACTGCACTGTCTCAGCAAGCTGAGTATGAAGCTAACGTAGATGCAGTTCAAGCAGGTAGTGTACGTAGCTTACGTAATAAGAAACTAACTGAATGTGACTGGACTCAGTTAACTGATTCTCCTTTAGATGAGGATGGCAAAGGCGTGTGGGCTGACTATCGTGCGTCCTTAAGAGCGTTGCCGGAACAGGAAGGGTTCCCCTGGACTGTCACCTGGCCCGTCGAACCTACCTGAGTACATGGGAACTATTATCGCTGTTGGAGCCCTTGGGTTTCTGTACCTCATGGGTTTTTGTTTAATGGCGATCAATCCCCGTGATGACGAATAAGTATCGAACATGGACTATGATTAGAGAGACGAAGTCTGGGTGTAAGTAGTGACTAACCGGGCGATTTTCAATCGAAAGTACACTGAATTTCAACCTGGGGACACTCCCGTTTTCCTCGTTAATGGCGGCGGTGTTACTTCTTCTTCACCTACATCTCTAGTAGATTTTGTAGCAGGTGCTGACCTTATTCAAGGTGAGGTAGTTTATGTAAGTGGAGTTTATGCAGTCCCGGCTACCGCCGCAAGCGGTGTGGACGCAGCTCAACACCAAGCAATTGGTCTTACTGCAGAGGCAGCGGTGCAAAATGCCACTGTTTCGGTCAATTTGGACGATATTGCAACCGTAAGTGCTGCCAACATTACTGCTGGTACTGCTCTAGTTCCTGGACAGTATTATTATCTGTCCAAGTCTCAAGGACAGCTTACTGAGTTCAGTACTGCTTCTGGAACTGTTACCGCTGCAAGTGGTTACGCTAGCCTTGTTAATCTTGGACTTGCTATTAGTAGTACTGCTTTACACGTAGAAATCCAACCACCTGTAGACCTCTTTAGTTAGGTCTTGTTTTACTGAGGTTTACAAATGGTCCGCCGCCGCCCCTTAGTCACTGAAGATGGTTTAGTTTCCGAACTCCTCGCAGGAGATACGGTACAAACCGGAGGGTCTTCTACTGAAGTTATCGCTGGAAGTGGTCTGGTCGGTGGTGGCGCTATCGGACCTGCTACTAGGCTCGATTTTGCGATAGCAGCAAACCCTAGTGGTGTTATTTACGCAGGAGACAGCATCGGTAATGACGGCGTTTCGTTTGTAAACGCTACAACCGCACTTAGTTCTGGTAATGCAGCTTTAACTGACTCAGTTGATGCTGTTGCCTCCGGTAACGCTGCGCTTTCTGTTGGAACAACAGCTCTCGCATCTGGTAATGCTGCTCTGGATTTACTCCCTACGCTCGGGGGTGGGGCAAACACTACGATTATCGAAGCTTCAAGCTCTGTGGCATCAGGAATACCAGTCGGAGTTGACGATACGGGCCGAGTCCGATCTATTGAATCTTTTACGGCTAGTGTAACTCCTGCGTTTCAAACTGGAGGTAGTTGGACTACATATGCTTCTGCGAGCTACAGTGGTACTAATGCTTACCCTAAGCTAGTCTGTATAGCTGGTCAAGATACGTGGGTAATAATAGATCGTATGGACGGTAGTGCTTATATGCGGTATCAAGTTTATTCCTGGAACGGAAGCAGTATAACTGCAGGAACTTTAACTACTGCAGTATCGTCAAATAGTCAGGACATTGCTCAAACGTACAACGAAGCCACTGATACTATCGTTCAAATCCACACTAACTATGGTGGCGGTGATGCTACTAGGATGAGGACATGGTACTTAAGTGGCGGTACCTCCCTTGCTGCTGCGGATATATCTACTGTGTCTGCAGCTACTTATGCTCAAAGAAACTTTGTAATTTCGAATACTACTAATAATACAGGCATGATTGGGTACTCTATAGGTGCTGGAGCAGTTGTACTAAAACCATGGACTATTACTGCAGGTACTCGACAAATAACCAAAGGCAACGGTAAATACAGTGCTTTCGCGGACTTCGGCGCTTCTAGAGGTTTTTACGCTGCTAATGTTGATCGATATATTATTTTATGTAATGAAGGTGCCCAGGTTACTGCACAGGCTTTTCAGATAACAGGTACTGGAGGAAGTGCATCCATTAATGATGGTACCGAAGTTGTAGTAGGTGCTACTGCCGGTTCAAGTTATAGAAACTTTTCTCTTATGAAAATAGGCGAGGACGGTGATCATGTAGCGCTATATAAAGATGCTTCGAATAATATGATGGCACGTTATGGTACTTTGTCGGGCCTAACACTCACATACTCTGCTGCGCAGAATGTTATGAGTATGGGTACTGACATTTTTATGGATGTAGCTTGGTTTCCTTCTCAAAGGGCAGCTTTGCTGACAATTCAACAAGGCAATGATGCACAAACCTATAACTTGGTAGTTGACGGGTCTAATAATGTTTCTGCAACTGCAGGTGTTCTTTGTACCGCTGGAGGATACAACCTGCAAAACTTTGTAGCATCAATCAACACAGCAAACACTGTTGCTATAGGTGGCAACTACAACAACACCAATCTTGGGGCGGCAGTCGTTAGTGCCGGTGCTATCGATGGAATTAATCCGACCCTTAACTCTCAAACTAACGTGTTGGGCGTGGCCGACTCTACCGTAGCTAGTGGTACTGATTGTACAGTGGTTCTACCTGGATCAGTATATAACGATTCTACTGCTCCTTACACGCCTGGAAAGTTTTACTACGCTGACCCCACCACAAGCGGTTTGACTGAAACTTCAACAGCTCCTACTTCATGGTCTGGAGCAGTTCCTTGGAATTACCTGGGTAAAGCAGTAACTACAAGTGGTTTACTGCTGATCAACTCACTTTGACTCAGGCTAAAGTAGATTTAAAGGTCATCAAATTATGGTAGCGCGGCGTCCTGTTGTTTCGATTAGCGGCCTTCGGACTGAGCTGCCTCCTGGTGACACGATCATTGGTGCATCACCAGGAACTTTAATCGCAGGTAGTGGTCTAGACGATATTGGAGGAGGGAATTTAGGTGAAGATGTTGAGATTGATGTGTCGATCGCTCCGAATCCGAGCGGTCTGATCTTTGTCGGTAATAAGCTGGGTGACGACGGTGTAGCGCTACGTCTTGGAGAAGCTGCACTCGCAAGTGGAAACCAGGCTATCGGACTTGCTTCTACTGCTTTGGCAAGTGGTAATGCGTCTATTGCTCTTGCTCAAACTGCTTTAGCAAGTGGAAATGCTGCGCTTGAAGCAATCTCTGCTACACCGGGAGGTGTGGAGGGACAATTTACAGCCTCAAGCACTGTAGCTGTGGGTAATTCTGTTGGTTTAGATGATTTAGGTAAAGTTAGACCTATTACTACTGTTACTGATGGAGCTAATAGATCTTACGGAACACCAGTTGTTTTTGAAACTGCTAACTCTGAGTACATTTCCACTACCTACGACTCTTCAAATGATCGAGTTGTTATAGCTTACGCAGACGACGGAAATTCAAATTACGGTACTGCAGTTGTCGGCACTGTTTCTGGTACATCTATTTCATTTGGTACTCCAGTTGTTTTTGAATCTGCTGAAGTTAGATTTGTTTCAACAGTATATGACTCTACTAATAATAAAGTAGGTATTTTTTATAGACAGCAAAGCGCCCCTAATTATCCCGGCTTCGGGATTGTTGGCACTGTTTCCGGTACCTCTATTTCATTCGGTAGTGCAGTTATTTTTAGAAGCCAATATTGTGAAGAAATTTCAGCAGTATTTGACTCCACTAGTAACAAGGTGGTTGTTGCTTATTTGGATGGCAGTAACTCTGATTATGGAACAGCTGTCGTCGGCACTATTTCTGGAACATCTATTTCATTCGGTAGTGAAGTTGTTTTTGAATCAGCCGCTACTTATCAAATTAGTACTACCTACGACTCCACAATTGACCGAGTCGTAATAGCTTACAGAGATGCCGGAAATTCAAATTACGGTACTGCAGTTGTTGGTACTGTTTCTGGTACATCTATTTCATTCGGTACTCCAGTTGTTTATTTGAGTTCTCTAGTTTCATTTAATTCCGCTACCTACGATTCCAAAGAAGAGCGAGTCGTAATAGCTTACAGAGATGGCGGAAACTCAAATTACGGTACTGCAATCGTCGGTAGTGTTACTGGTACTTCTATATCGTTCGGTACTGCAGTTGTTTTTGAAACTGGTGTTACTAACTTTATTAGCGCTACTTACGACTCCACAAGCGATAAAGTTGTTATAGCTTATGAAGACGGCTCAAACTCAAGTTATGGTACTGCGATTGTCGGTACTGTTTCTGGTACTACTATATCCTTCGGCACTGCAGTGGTTTTTGAAGCAGCTGATTCTGGCTACATATCCGCTACCTATGACTCTACAGACGATAGAGTTGTTATAGCTTACAGAGATGTCGGAAACGGAAATTACGGTACTGCTGTGGTGGGCTCCCCCGGCTCTTCAATTGTGCCCAAAGTTTCTTCTCTAAACAACTTTATCGGTGTCGCAAAAACTGTTGCCGCTAGTGGTTCTTCTGTGACCGTGGGACTTCCTGGTGCAGTACAGAACATTTACACTGGTTTGGTTGTTGGTTCTGGGTATTACGTTGATCCCACTTCTAGTGGTATTACAACCTCTAGTACTGCTCCTGCAGATTGGTCAGGCGGAACAGCGTGGCAAACAATAGGAAGAGCGGTATCTTCTACTGAGTTGTACCTGACTGACAGCTTGTGAGTCTGTATAGTTGTTAAGTGAGTCTTATTTCCATGAAAACAATCTGCCGACTGCCGGATTTTACAGACGGACCTAATGTCAGCCTCTACCTCTTTGAGGACAGTAAACAGGTTCTTATTGAATCCGACAAAACCGTCATCGGCGATCCAAGCAAACCTGATGTCATCATCATGGATTGCAACTCAAGTAATGTAGTGCTTCACGAAGGCGTTACTGATCCGGACGACTGGTGTGGTTGGAAGTATTTTTACACAACTGACGACGGTTGGGTTTTGAATCCGAACTGGGTTGATCCTAATCTTCCTGTTCCACCTAACCCACCTTTTGCAACAGACTCTGCAGATTCTGAATCAGGCGAATCGGGGCTTCCAGAGTAAGTTTATCCGATAAAATAAAAGTAACTAGGTAGTATTAATGGCTGAGAAACTCCCTCTTATTTACATAGACGGAGCGCTCAGCCAGCTGCCTCCGGGTGTTCAAATTGAAGGTGGTGCACTCGGAAACCTTATTCCGGGTAGTGGTTTAGTCGGCGGCGGAGACTTACAAACTGGAAATAAAAGGCTTGATGTTGCACTCGCCTCGAACCCTAGCGGCGTAATTTTTGTTGGTGACACTATCGGCATGGATGGTGCTGATATTGTTGCTGCTGATGCTGCCTTATCTTCAGGTAATGCTGCCTTAGTTGATGCAGTTCCCGCTCTAGCCAGCGGTGTGGCAGGTTTAGCAGATGCGAATATCGCACTCGCCTCTGGTAATGCTGCTTTAACTGAAGCGGCAAATTTTGTAGGAAGTAGTTCTGTAATTCTTACTGCTTCTAGTGTTATTCAGGCAGGTAATCCTGTTGGTTTAGATGATGCAGGTAAAGTTCGTGCTATTACTCAAGTTACAAATGCAGATAGTAGAACTTATGGGCCACAAGTAGTTTTTGAGAATGCTGAATCTGGAGACTTTTCTGCAGCTTACGACTCTACTAATAATAAAGTTGTTGTATCTTACTACGACGACGCAAACTCACGTTATGGCACTACCGTAGTTGGTACTGTATCTGGCTCATCTATTTCTTTTGGTACTCCAGTTGTTTTTCATTCTTCTGCTGTATACACTACTGGTTCTACTTACGATTCTTCAAATAATAGAATTGTCATAACTTTCACTGACAGTTCGAACTCAGAGCGAGGCAGTGTAGTAGTTGGTACTGTCTCAGGAACATCTATTTCGTTTGGTACTGCAGTTGTTTATAATAGTTCTGGTAGTACTTATAGTTCTTCTATTACCTACGACTCTACAAACAATAAGGTTGTCGTTGCTTACATAGACGGATCAAACTCAAGTCGCGGCACCGCAGTGGTTGGTACTGTCTCTGGTACATCTATTTCATTTGGTTCTGCAGTAGTTTTCGAAGTTGATGGTATTTCTTACCCCAACATCACCTACGATTCTTCAAACGAGAAAGTAGTGATTGCTTACAGGGACAGCGGAAACTCAAGTCGCGGCACCGCAGTGGTTGGTACTGTTTCGGGTACATCTATTTCGTTTGGTACTGCAGTTGTTTTTAATAGTTCTGGTAGTACTGGGTATGCTTACCCTTGTTTTGACTCTTCTAATGGTAAAGTCGTCATAGCTTACTCCGACGACAGTAACACCGGTTCTGCCATTGTAGGTACTGTTTCTGGAACATCTATTTCTTTTGGCACTGAAGTCGAATTTGACTCGAATTCCGTTAGTTATGTAGAAACCGCTTTTGATTCTACTAACAATAAAGTAATTGTTTCTTACAGGGCAAACTCAGGGTACCTTACTGCGTTAGTTGGCACTGTTTCTGGTACTTCCATTGCATTTGGTTCTCCAGTTGTTGTGAATGCGGCAAGTACTTATTTTCCTTCCTCTGTTTACGACCCTACAAACGATCGAGTAGTTATCTCTTACAGAGACGACGGAAACTCCCGATACGGTACTTCTCAAGTTGGCTCCCCTGGAGCATCTACGTTTCCGACATTAGGCGGTGTAAACAACTTTATCGGAACCGCTAGCTCCACCGTGGCAAGCGGAAATTCTGTGCAAGTTAACGCTCCGAAATCCATTAACTACAGTAACGCCGGTTTGTCTACGGGTTATTTCTATTATGTTGACCCTACTGTAAGTGGTTTCACTACCGCTTTAGGTCAACCTTCGAGTTGGACGCCAGGAGATTATTCTTGGGGTCCTGTAGCTAAAGCAGTTTCCTCCTCTGGTCTTCTTATTCTTGATACTATTTAAATCTTGATCTTTTAAAATAATTGGACGATTAAGCGTATTTATTTTACGCCGTTTAGACTTGGGTAGGCAAGACATACTGCATGGTTGATTCCGAGCAGGAACTCATTTTATCTCTTGAGTGTTTATGCAAGAGTACTGCCCGAAAGAAATTTCGAAAGGACATAAAAGACAGTTGGAATAATAGATGCGCATACTGCGGAAGTGATGAGGCATATACCCTCGATCACATCGTGGCAAAGAGTAAAGGCGGTCCTACTCGGAGACACAACTTAGTTGCCTGCTGTGGACCTTGTAACCTCCGTAAGTCTGACGAGGACTGGTTTACTTGGTACAGACAGCAGAAATTTTATTCCGGGGAATTTGAGCTTAAAATCTTTCAATGGCAGTATGCTGACCATGATCGATTTATCTCAGTCAAGGTTATAGGGGTGGTGTTCAGCCCACCCCCTTCACCTTATAAAGCACTTACTGCTTCGACACTTTTGTGAAAAGACCAGCCATCTTCTCAACTACTTTGTAGAAACGAGCATATGCTTCGTCGTCTTTTGGCGTGGGAGTTAAGTTGACGACTGCAAGCGCCACCAAGTGAGCTGCACCTGCGACTCCGACAATCTCGGACCAGTTGTTGAAAATAAACGACATCAAATTTTCGGGTAGAATAAGACTACTCTAGCTCCACTTAGTAATGGCAGATAAGCACGATATTTTGAGCAAGGCGGTGCATAGTATCCGTGAAGAGAATCCCAAAATGTCCAAGGATTCTGCTTACGCTATTGCAGTTAGTACTCTCCAGAAGTCTGGTGACTTAAAGAAAGGTACCTACGAAAGCACAGAGAAAGGCAAGCGTAGGGCAGAGATGTCTAAGGCAACCAGAGCCAAAACTCGCGCAAAGAAATACAAGATTGAACGCGAGAAGGAACGTAAGGGTGAAGCACCTTCACGCGATGGTAAGGACGAGCGCAACACTTCAGGGAGACTCTGAGCGTGGCTAACGACTGGATTCAAAAAGCCATCGGGAAAAAGGACGAGGGCAAGTTCTCAGCTAAAGCAGATCGAGCTGACATGTCTACTGCTGAGTTTGCTAATCACGTCTTAGCTAACAAAGACGAATACCCTGCTAAAACTGAAAAGCAGGCAAACTTAGCTAAAACGTTAGCTAAAGTGAGGAAGTATAAAAAGAGTCGCTCTGACCGCTAGGGAGGTATAGTTTCTGTGGCTGAAACTGCGAAGAAAAAACACCCTGAAAAGTGGGCTAGAGCAAAAGCTAAAGCCCGCAAGAAAATGGGTGGTCACTCTGCACGAGCTATGCAATTAGCGACTAAATATTATAAAGACATGGGCGGAAAGTACGAAGGTAAAAAGTCAAGTAAAAACAAACTTTCTAAGTGGGGTAAAGAGGACTGGCAAACCCGTGAAGAGTACGAGAAGAAAAAATAATCTCATGACTGAACTTAAAAGCAAACTGCTTCTTGATAAAAAGATTACAGAAGTAAACGGTGCGTGTCCCCTTGCCACTGTGGACATTGAGGACAACATAAAAAACAGAGATTGGACAATTAAAAACTACGGATACGGTCCACTCAACCCTGCCGTTCCTGATCCGAATTTTTGGGAAGAAAAAGCGGAGCTGTGGAATACTGATCTAGACACTGTGAAGACCGCAAGATGCGGTAACTGCGCTGCATTTGATCAGTCAGATGTGATTCTTGGTTGTATTGAAAAAGGAATCAACGAAACCAAAGCGGCTGACCCCAGGGAAGTTATGGAGCTAGCTGATCTTGGGTATTGTCAGTTGTTCAAGTTTAAGTGTGCGGGTAGTAGAACTTGTGACGCTTGGCTTTTTGGTGGACCTATTCGTGATCAGGCAAGACAAACGATGCCTGAGACCGAAACTGAAAACGAGCTGACAGAAATTGTTAGTCAATTAGACAAAGCGTCTCAGACACACAGAAGCCAAGCAAATAGACTTGAGATACTTAAAAATTCTTTGGGAGGTTATGGCCGATAAAGCAAGAGAAAAAGGACGCACTGAGCGTTACCTGCCCAAATCAGCGTGGGCCTCAATGTCTGCTGAGGAAAGGAAAGCTACTGATGAAAAAAAGAAGGCGGCTACACGAGGTAAACCAGTAAACACTCACGTAGCCAACACTGAAAAAGCTAAACGAGCTGGCAAAAAAGCTCGTGCGTACAAAGCATCTAAAAACAATGGCTAAGCAAGGAACCTGTTGGGACGGTTACGTCCAAGAAGGCATGAAGAAAAAAGGAGACCGAATGGTCCCCAATTGCGTTAAGTCTGGTAAAGCTGCTTCAGCTAAATCTAAGGCTCGCGCTCGGAAGTCCAAGGCGAAGTAAGACGCATTTCGCCACCTAAAAGTTTTTGTGCTTCTGATCCATCTGGAGGTGTTTCGCTGTAAAAGGGTTGGTTTTTTTCGTCTTCCTCTATCTTCCATAGAGCGTGAAGATCTTCGATGCGTTTATCTAAATCTTTCATCACTAGTTCAGTACGCCAGTCTGCCCAGTCTTCGTGGCAGTATTCCCTAATTTTTTCGACCCACACTCGGTGAATAAAGCCTGGCATAAATTTTTCTATAAACTCAGTGAGTTGATAAACGAGAGCGTTCTTGCGAGAGTAAGCCATTAGTCGCAGTGGAGAGTACTCTATCGTATTCTAGAGTGTCAGTAAATTGTTAGTTATTAAATTAATCCAAAAGCGGTAGACTATAAACATCGAAGTATTTATCAGCCGTGGCTCAATTCACTTTTAATCGAGAGCTTGGTGCCAACCCCGCAGGAATTACTCGCTTTAGGCAGTATCGAACTGAGGATGGGGGAAACATCACTGTCAACTCCATCACTGAAGATACGACTGAGGGTTCTGAGCCAAGAGCTGATCTTTTCGCTGTTACCTCTTCTGCAACAGGGACAGGTACGGTCACTTTACAAGCAGGCTCTCACGCTGTTGGTCGAATCTTTATCCGCAGCGGTACCGACGGCACTGTAATGGGCGAAGTCACTGCTCCTAAAATTTCTAATCGCCAGGATGTTTCTTTTACTTTCTCAGTAGGTGCTTCTATCGAGAACTACCTCTACGTCGAGAAAAAAGATCGTTCTCCTTGTGTTTATAGGGTTACCTACACAGCTGCATAAGTTTTAAGAGGTGAACGGAGCTAATATACGTTCAGCTTTTATTCAGCAATTGTGTCTAGATCCTACGGGATGGTTCGGGCAATCAACATGTTCCCCCGAACCTTTTTCGAAATTTGGTTAGGTTCCCTGCTCGTTTTGTCCGAGGGGACCATAACCAAACTTTCATCACCTGTGGTGAAAATTGCTTATATGGTTGCTGCACCCGCAGCAATTGCTTTTTCTTTAACTTGTCTCCTGATTAGCAGGATGACATTACTGACTTCGTTATTTTTGCTGTTCGTTCTTACGACCTTCTCTGGTCTTGTTAGTCTTGCTCTGCAGGACTCCGTTTACCCTGCTCAGTCGTTACTCATGGGTATTGCAGCGTCTGCATTTGCGTTGCTTTTTGATTCACTGATTGTCAAAATAAGATCACGCTGATGCAGTGTTGTGAAAATCTCTGACAACGGACTAGACATAATTAAGAAGTTTGAAGGGTTGAGACTTGAGAGCTATATGTGCCCCAGTTCAGTCGCCACTGTGGGTTATGGGCATACTCATGGTGTCAAACTAGGCATGACTATTACTAAGGAGCAAGCAGATGAGTTCCTTAAGCACGATGTAGAAAGTTTTGAGCAGTGTGTTTCAACATTCACAAACGTAAAAGTTAATCAAAACGAGTTCGATGCACTCGTATCCTTTGCTTTTAACGTAGGCTGTGGCGCATATAAAGACTCCACTCTTCGTCGTTTGTTGAACGAAGGACAAGATAAGAAAGTAGTTGCTGAGCAGTTCGGTCGATGGGTGAAGGGAGCCGACGGGCAACCACTTCCTGGTTTAGTGACACGTCGTCAAGCTGAGAAAGATCTTTTTCTTGAAAAGATTAAACATCCGAAGTTGGGGCAGTCCATTTATGCCAAGCAAGATACGTATCTAAAGAAGAGAATGGCTGACTCTTCCTCTTTGCTACCCGAAGAGAAAGTCTTCGTACCTAAAGGATCTGCGTGGGAGTGGAATGAGTTGACGATGTTTGCTGGTAAAACTCACCAACGAGTGCTTCTAACTGCTGACCAAAAGAATTGGTATATCTGGGGCGAACATTGGAAGGTGATTAATGATGTTCCACCCGGTGCAGTCACACATAACAAGGGATCTGGTATAGATCTGGATGTTAAATACTATTCACAGCGAGATAATTACAGGGACTCTGATCGCACCTGTTATTCTTCTTCTTGTGCGATGTTATTGAACTACTTAAAACCAGGAATAATTAGTAATGACGATGATTACATCAAAACTGTTTTCTCGATTGGAGACACTACAGAAGCGTGGGTGCAACTTAAAGCACTCTCTTCTTATGGAGTTGAAGCCGAGTTCAGGCAGGACATGGGTTGGGAGGATGTCGAGAACTTGCTGCGCAACTCTATTCCTTGCCCCCTTGGGATTCTGCATAGAGGCTTGTTGGATTCCCCCAGTGGAGGAGGGCACTGGATCCTTGCAAAAGGAATTAGCCCGGACGGAAAGAATATTATCTGTCACGACCCATTCGGATCCCTCGATCTGGACACAGGGGTTTACCTTTCTGCGAATGGTGCCAACCAGCTGTACAACAAAGAAAAACTCGGAAAGAGATGGACTATTTCATCTGCCCATGACGGATGGGGCATTGTGGCAGAACACCCCTAGAGTGAGGCCCTTCACTCTGATGCCATGAATACCGACTACCTCAAGGACTGGGACTGCCCTCTGGAAAACCAGAAAGCTGAGTTCATGCAATTTTTGTATGAGCGTAGTGGTCGCACTAATGGTCTTTTGACTGGGCTTTGGCAAGCGTGGGACAAAGAAAACGAGGGTTTTGGAAGAGAAGCTCGTGAAGCATTCTTTGCTGACCGAGTATAATTAGGTAGCGTAAAAGGTCCCACGTTGAGTAGATCTGACCGCGATTATCGTAAGGAGTACGATGATTACCACGGTACGCCAGAACAAAGAAAGCGTCGGGCAGCGCGTAATAAGGCACGTAGACATCTTGCTAAGAGTGGTCGCGTGGCTAAGGGAGACGGAAAACACGTCGACCACAAAAACTACAACGCGGAGGACAACAGCTCTAAGAATCTTCGGGTAGTCGACGCTAAAACCAACCTTAAAAAACAACCTAAAAGGAGTTAAAGTAAGTCATGGCTTATCTACAACGCCCAGGCGGGAACGGACCACTGCCAAAGATGACTCCTTTAGGAGGGATGGCAGCTGTAACTACACAGTTACCTCCTCCGCCTGCCATGTACCACTCTTCTAATACAGCCGTCACCGGCTTGCGAGGTTTGGACAACATTAATCGTGTTATTACTCAGTACGAGGTAGACACGGGAAAGTACCAGCGCCCAGCAGTAGGGACTACTAACTACCAGCTGGGCAACATTATGCCAAGTCAAGAGCCCGTGGGCGTTGCAGGGTACAACCAAGCAGGCAAGATGATTATGCCTGGAAAAGCGGCTGACTTGAGTCACCAACAGTATCTGATTGCAGAATCTAATAATTTGAATCCTGCTCTGCGTCAAGAGGTTGCTATGGCGACTTCTGTACCTCAGCAGAACTTCTTTAACGATCAGAATCCTTCTACATACCCACTGATTAACTACAACATGCCTGACAATCTCTACATGCCAGGCGTGGTTCCTGAGGAGAAAAAAGGTGAATAGTCGTCTCCGCAGTGAGCAAATGCCAGGTTCTGGCGTTCGCATGGCAGGTATGCAAATTGGGCTGGGACCTTCCGAAGTGATTCGAATGGTGAGCAACCCTTCTGAGATCACAAAAAGACTCCGATATCAAGAGGCGTTCCCCCGAACCTAGTATGCTGAGTGCCATTATCTTGGCGCTAAGTGCATACTGCTGAACTCGATTGGATCACTCCTCATGCAGAGGAAGTTATTGCTCGTCATGCAAGGGTGTCGACGAAAAACCCTGATCGAGCTGAGTTCAAAAAGCTAATTAGTTTTTGCATCAAGCACGGTCATTGGTCGGTGTTCGAGCAAGCCAGTGCGAGCTTCGAGATCTTGACCACCAGGGCGATCTCCCCACAGATCCTTCGTCACAAGACTGCGAATTTTCAGGAACTTTCTCAGCGGTACTCGAACCCGTGGGAAGTATTGGAAGAGTTGGAGATCGATGCGACTGACTTCTCGATGCGTCAGCAGGCAACCAACAATCGTCAAAGCAGTTCTGTTGAGATCCCATACGAGATTCAAACTCAGTTTCGTAAACAGATCCAACTGCTAGATAAAACTGCGCGAAACCTGTACGAAGATATGCTCGATGCAGGTGTTGCCCGTGAATGTGCTCGAAATATCCTCCCGCTCTACACGCCGAGCAGACTCCACATGGCTGCCCCCATTCGCACTTTTGTGCATTACGTTGGCTTGCGTGGCCAGGGTGATACTCAGCTGGAACATAGAAAAATTGCTCTTTCTATTGGGAGACAGCTACAAAAGCTCCTGCCGACAATTACAGAAGCGTTGACGGAAGTCGAGGACTCGGCTCTTTCAGGTTGGAAATCGCTTCGTACCCTCTGACTCTCTAACTACTATGAAAAATTTACTTTTCTTCCTTTTTGCTTTGTATGGTGTTGGTGTTTCTGTAATTTCAGCTTATGGTTTGTTTGCTCTAGACATGCCTGCTTTAGAGCAAGCAGTTGCAGTCAACGCTAAAGACGCTGAGATGCGTCATCGAATGAACGTTGCTGCTGAAGGCAACTGGATTTTGCTTGGCAATATTATTACCGTTGTGGCGCTATCGCAGATGTTGGGCCGCCACGGTAGTAGGGATGGTCAGGATTAAGTTCACCAATTACTTGCTCTCGACCACGGGGATACTTGTTGGCCCACCCAGAATCATCTAGTGCTCTGAATAAGATATTGCCTACTGACTCCGCTGCTTTAGGTACATCTCTTCTTGCCAAATTATCCATCAATTGTCCTTGATGGTAACCGTCACCTCGGGTGTCATACAACTCATTTACTGTGACCTTATTGTCGTAGCCGGGAATACCTACAAACTGTCCAACAATTCCAGCGCCTTCTATGTTGCTAGGGAATCTAGTCTCTTCGTAGTTTGGCTCTCCTAGCCCGTGGTACAACTTGCCATCTCTAACTGAAGCACCATCAATTTGTCTTTGAAGTTGCTCTGCTGTTCCTGGGCTTCTGAGTATTCTAAAATTTGTACCAAACGGACCTGCTGCATACTTAGCTGCAGTCAGCAATGCTTCCATTGTTGGATTTATTGTGGGAACTGGGAATGCACCTTTATCAGGAATTTCATTTATGTAAGTTGATATAGGACTATTTGCATCTGCATCTGTCCATCTCTCGCTAGCTCGTACATATCTAGTAGGCGCGGGCTCAGACGGTTGTGGAGTCTCAGGAACTCCATAAGGTAGTCTCCCTCCTACTGCACTATCTAGAGTGTTATAACCTTCATTTAGTCTGCCATAAACATGAGACCCTACGTCATTAGCTGTCTTGATCAAATCAGTTGCTACTTTAAGTAGGTCAGGATTTAAATTATCAGGCAGTTTTACTAGACCTGCCAAGCGAGCGAATGGCATCAGTTTGTATTAGTTACTCAAAGTCTAGAGCGTGGACGGAAGTCGAGGACTCGGCCCTGTCCGGCTGGCGATCCCTTCGTACACTGTGACGTTGGGACTACTAGGTATAGCTTCCTCGGCTGCTTTGAGTAACCGAGGATCCATTTTGTCGGGGAGCTTAACTCCACCTGCCATTCGGATTCTGATCATTCAATAAGTCTATAACCCAGGAGCTACTCCGTTCCAAGGGTCGGGCTTTTCAAGTTCTGTCGGTTTTGATTGCATTGCAGCCGCTGCTTGCTGAGCCTGAATCATTTGGATCGCTCTTTTGTGCTGATCCAAGTCTTGCTGCAGTTGTTTGGTTTGTGCTTGGGCCCAGTTTGATGCGTTTTTAGAAAGATCGTCTAAGGCATTTTGAGCGTGGGGAAAGTTGAACACCACTCCAACTCCCTGTTTAGTAGCGATTTTTTGTCCGTTTGACTCTTCAGCAATGACGTTTAAAAAATCGTGAGCATGGTTAAGAGGACAGTTAGCCAAGAAGGAAAGCTCAACCGGATCTACTAGCCCTCGGTTTTTGTCGTAGAGAGTGGCGAAGGTTACTCCTACTCTCTCAGCTTCCTTATCCGTTTTTTCCTTCTTGACAGATCGTTGCTCTTGGAGAGAAGCACCCCCAAGTAGTCCTCCCATAAACGCGAGAGAGGCTCCGGTATAAACAGGATTAACCATGGTGGTGGCAACTCCGATTGCACCTCCGATGATTAGAGCTACGTCAACTGCTTTGAACTGAATCATGCTTTTTAAATGCTTTGTCCCACTTGTTGAAATCAGGGTCTTCCGCAAACTCGACAGGCGTGGGAAGCCGTGTGTCACCTACAGAAGCTCGATCGGATGTTACGTCATACTTTTTGAGTCGTAAACCTTGGACGGCAAAGCCTCCATTCTTCTGCACTATATTGCCACAAGCTGGGAGTTTAAGGATATTTTGCAAAGTCTCCTTTATACGTCCCGTAAAGTTTGGCTTATTGCAAGGTCTGTATTGACATGCACGTGAGTACTGCACGTAGCTTGCATATAGTTCACTGTATGCATCTTTGACGATTAGTCCTCTCTCCTGCTCGTCTGCTGAAGCTTTGAAAGCACCTTTACCAATCGGAGTGGTTGTATTGGGGGAGTAGAGACAACACTCATCAAGCCACGACACGTAAGGGTTGTTGATCTTCAGTGCTTCGAGGTTACTGACAGCGAGCGAAGGCACATGCTTAACGGGATTCGAAAGCACATCGCGCATTTTGTCAAAACTCATCGACAATGCCCACGCCACGATGCCGCTCATCTCAGGCACAAAAGCACCCTCAATACGATCTTCGTAGACATCTAGAAGCTGGCGTCTGCTGCTCGCAGGGACTACTTTGTCCATAACGATGGTCAAGCGACGACGTTCAAGTCCAGAGCTGGAGTCGTTAGAAGAGATGTGCTCGTTAGATGCAATACACACCAACAGTTCAGGTTTAAAGCTGATGGTTTCTTTGCCGTACTTGCGCTCAGCACGAAGGGTGTCAGACGCCGAAGTAAGTTTCTTTAGAACGTCCATACGTTTGTTGTAGTTGGACTCGTCAGTGAGCAGGAGCAGTTTCTTTCCCATCAAGTTGTACGTTTCGAACTTGTTGGTTTCGATAATCTCCAAGGACGACGTGTGGGTGGAAGTAAAGCCAGCAAGCGCAATCATCAATTGCTGCATCGTTGACTTACCAGTACCACCAGGACCAACTAAGTGCAGGAAACGTTCGCCGGAAGTGTATCCAGTCAGCAGTGCACGAGCGTAAGCCTGAATCAATACAGACTGCTTTTTCCGCAGAGAAGTCTCAAGCCAGTTAAGAAACTGAGGGCAAGTAGCCTGAGCGTCATAGTCAAACCCTAGTTTTGCCCGGATAAACAAGTCTTTATGAAGTCCCTCCTGGAACTTCATTGCTTTGGTGTCATAGACACCGTTCTTGAAAGGGATATAACCTTGAGCTGTGCTCCAGATGGACTTACGTCCGTTGTCTAGAGACTTCAAGAACTTGCCTTTAAGGATTTTAAAAATCGAGTCAATAGTGGTAGCAGTGTATTTGGCAATCAGAGTCGCTTTGACAAAGGTATCCAGAGCAGAACAGATCTTCTGTTTGATGTGCTGCTCATCCATGGAGTACCACACACCCATCTCTTCGTCATAGGTGTAGAAGCGGTCTTGGACACTGTCATACACAAAGTTATGACCAAAGGTGTTGCTGATTGCATTGGCTACATCGTTCTCAGCAAATGCTGCTTTGTCGCCACCTGCGTCCGGTAGGTCGATCTTCTGGGTGGGTTCTTTGATGCTTGTCATAGGTTTTGATGTGTTCTCTAGGACGTAGTCGTCTAGAGAGAGGATGTTGTTAGAAGGCCCAGGTCGCCTTTCGGCGAGTTTTTGCTGGTCTTCTTTAGGAGCAAGCTTCTCGAACAGAGCGTGGTCGAGGAGAGCTACCTTTTTCCAGCAAGCTACGACTCCCAACTCGGAAGCCAAGGAGATCGCTGGTAGAAGGTCGGGTGCGTTTCGAATCGAATCGAGGATCCGACGAAACTTACCGTCGAGGTCGTGTGGGTAGCTGTAGATATTGTAAAACGCTTCTTGCGCAACTGTCAACCCAGATACACTGCTTGACAAACTATGCTTATCAAGCCAGTTGCACCAACCTATGAGTTCCTTGAACACGTTGGCCATGGTGGCGCTACGGTCGTCGACCTCGTTTCCTTCAAGGACGTTTCTCACTAACTGAGAGCAGAGCTTCGTTAGATCGAGACCGTCAGGGCTGGTGTTGTTTCTAGAAAGAATTGTGTGACCGTCACTATCGTCTTCCTGTTCCTCTTCTTGTGCTGTAGCAGCGTACTTTTTGTAAGCCTCGTCGATGACAGCAGAGGGTATGAATTTATCTGTGACTGTTAGGATCCCTTCAACGCCGTGGGCTCCGTAGAACAAGTGAGGAACTGAAAAAGCTCTGAAGTCCGATCCAGGAATTTGCTTACCAATTGTTTTTGAGAACCACTGGTAGAACTTGGGGTCTCGGATTTGTTTTTCTAAACCGAAGACGAGTCTAAATCTCGGCCAGTTTTCTGTACCAGAAGGTGAGTCATAAGCAAAGCTGAGATACTTTTGACATATAGGTAAATCGAGAGCTTCAGCATATGTAAGTTCTTGCTGCTGAATTTTCTCACCATTAGGTCCTTTTTTATCTGCCTGATTATCGATGTCAACGATAATAAGACCGGCTTGTATTAGCCCTGTGTTCTTTGACTCTCTCTTACCATCTAGTAATTGCCACGCACAAAGACCAGATTTAAGTGCAACGTATTCAGATATCTCATGCGAGTCTATTTCTGAAGCTTTCCAGTTTTCGTTGAAAGCCTGGAAATTACCACCCTGAAGAATCTTGCCTGTCTCATTGTCGACATACTTTGCGACTACAGTGTTGATGGAGCATGAGAATTTCATTTGATGTCAGCTTGGTCTGCTATTATGATTCCTGTGCGGAATGTACGCAAGGGGTGCAACGGTGAGCTGTAGCTTTTCGCTAGCTTAGGCGCTCGCTGCCTGCATATCATAATATTGCCCAACTAATTCCATCCACTTCTTTTCGTCTTTTTCCACCATTTTTTCACCAAAAGTGAATACTTGAGTACTGAACTGCTCTACAGCAGTGGTAACAATTATTTGCGTTTTAGAGATCTTGATGTCAAGGCACTCCTCTGCTGCGAGTTTGTACGCAGCTAGTTGCAGACGTGTCTTCTTAGCCTTGAACGCACCTGAAATTAAAGCTTTTCTGGTTTTCATATCTATGTCTGCGTCCTTTGGTGGGAACTTGGCAGCGTAGGGTCCGTTGGATGTTTTAAAGTCCGCGAGGATAATTTCACCGTTTGCGTCTTCGTAGATGAGATCGCAGCAGCCTGCGTAACCTTGCTGACGCTTGGTGTCGTAATAAAAGATACGCCCTACTCCGTCATCACCAACGTATTTGTTCCACCGTGGTTGTTGGTAGGGACGCTCAGACCACAAGACTTTCCCCCCTTCGAGCAAAGAGTCGATTCTTTCTGGCATGCCTTGCCAGTAAGGGAAGTAGTCATTAGGAGGAACTACCTTTAAACCAGTGATGTGGTTTTCTACTGCATTGTGTATCCAGGTCCCCCTTGTGGCGGCAGAGTCGGCTACTCCTGGATTCATTTTGTTCCAATAAGCTAGCTTTCTCTGCTGTTCTTCTGATTGTGTAGCTGACAGAATTGAAGTGACGCTAGGTAGAGGTTTAGGAACACCACCGCAAACGTAGTGCCTAAGGCCATTAATAGTTACTCTTGTATCACTCACAGGGGTGCTCAGAAAGGATTAGCTAGGTCGTCGTTGCCTACTGAACTGTTGTC